TTCGACCTTCAATAGGCTCTAGAAAAATATCTCGCCAAAATTCTTTAGGAATATCTTTATTACTTCTTATAGGAAGGGCTGATTGTGCTCCTGCTCTTGGGTCAGTTAAAACAAGTTTTCCAGATTCTGTTGGAGCTTTAACATAATATACTCCACTAAATAAACAATTAGGATGTAAATGAAATTCATTGTAACAATTAGGGTAATTTATATTAGCCCATATATTTCCTAAAATAGGTTCTCTTTCTATATATTCTTCTTTGTATATTTCTCGTTGCATTAAATGTAATTCATCAACCAAAGGTATTAAACTAGGGTGTTTATCTAAATCCTTAGAGTGCCATCCTCCTACATTAGTTTTTTGTACTCCTTTATCTTGATTGGCTAGAGTCATTAAATAATTAGCTAATTCTTCATTATTAATTTTTATGTCTTTAGCATATACAAATGTTGGAAAAAATTGTTCTTTAATCATTTAAAAGGTGTTCCTCCAAACCATACGACAAGAGATTGTCTCATACCTCTTGTAACAGGATTAACTCTATGATTTAAAAAAGACGCAAAACATAAAGCATGACCTTGTTTAAGCGGTTTAAATTTACCAGGTGCTAATACTTCTAAATGTCCTCCCTCAAATTCAGATGGATGATTCAATAATACGGTCATAGATATTTTTCTTACAGGAGGTTCTTTTTCCATATTAACATCACTATCCATATGCCAATCATAAAATCCTCCTGGTGGATATTCAGTAAATTGAGCTTGTTCTGTAATTCTAATATCTTCAAATCCAAAATGATTTCGATTAGCTTTTTGAATAAAAGTATCTAAAGCTTGGTACATTTCTGGTAAAACGTTAAAAGGAATCCAACTAATCTTAGTAACTCTTTTGTTAGTGTCTACGGCTCCGCCAGTTGTTTGACCTACTTGTGCTTCTTGAGGAGGTCTACTTCTACCACATTCAATAATTTTTCTACATTGTTCAGGTGTAAAAAGTTCATTAGAGGTTTCTATTATCCAGCTTTTCCATTTAGGTTCTGTAACTGCTTTATTGTCGTACATAATGTGCTCCTCTATTTTCTATAGGATTATGTTTAACATCAAAATTTGCAGCTAATGTTCTTCTCGTTTCAGGACCATTAAAAGGATTAACACAATGTCTTACATCATAAGGAAAAATAAAAAAATCTCCTACTTCAACATCAGGAGAAAAATCTATTTTTGCAAAATGACCAGAAGAAGAACCTAAAATAGATAATCTTCCGTTAGCAGGTTCTTCAGAAGAAGAGTACTCTGTTCCATAAGACTTGGGTAATTTTAAAATCATAACACTTGAAAGACCTGTGTACCATGATCCTTGATGTACGTGAAGGGGATTATATTCGTGTTCTTTCATTTCATTTATCCATACTGAAATTAATTTACCTTCGTATCTTTTAATATTGTTGAATGCTAAGTAATGTTTAAAATGATTATGAAACCACATTATAATATCCGTAGGTAAATTAATATGTTTTTTCATTTTTTCTTCTCCATCTCCTTGATAATATAAACTATGTTCTTTTGCAATTTTACCGGCTAATGCTTTGTTAGCACGCGGTAAGTCAGTTGTTTCATAAATTTTATTTAAAGAATTATATACATATAAAGGAACACGATATTTTAATACTGATTGACCTAAAAATACAAAATTAAATTTCATCTATATTTATTTCTTTATAAGTTTTTGCTGCTTCTGTTATAGTAAGAACTTCTTCATTTGGCAATATTTTTATTGGAAACTCTTTAAATCCTAAATCTAATCCTATTAAATATCTATTGTTTCCATAAATAATTTTATATTTTTCATTTTCTTTAACAACTAATAAGGGATTTATAATATAGCCCGTTTTTTCAATATGACGTTTAATCTTTTGATATAAAGGAGTGCTTTTGTGATTACTTGGATTTTGCTCCAATGCTTGATTGCGAAGAAATAGCTTCTCTTTTTTTATTTTCAAGTGCATTTTTTTGTGTTTTTAATTTTTCTATTCCATCTAATTGACCCATTACATTAAAGACTTCGGGTTGAGTAGAAGCTTGAGTTAAAGTATTTTTTCTATTAAGCATTATTTGATGATAAGATTCAATTTGATGAGCATTAACATCATCCTTATCAAAAGATCCATCGTCTACTTCTTTTTTTATTTTAGACCATAATTGTATTTCTCTCATACGGTCTTTAGCAGTTAATTCCATAGCTGCTTTATTAAAATTCTTTTCGTCAATATCTATTTGAATTAATTCTTTTTCTAAAGGATCTTTTTCTTTTTTTATTTTTTGCTTAAGTTGTCTAAGTTTTACATCTTCTTTTCTATAGTCAAAAGATAAATTCATTAAATTTTCTAAATAAACATTTTGTTCTCTAACACATTGCCAATATTTAGCAGCTTTAGTAGGGTATTTAAAATCATTTAAAACTGAAAACCTCATTTCAGTTTCAGTTCTAAAAATTTGTTTCTTAGTCCAAGTGTCTCTAAGCTCTTGTGTTAATTCTTTAAAAGCACTAACATCTTTAGGGTCTAAAAGATTATTTAAACTAGGTACTTCTTTTTCTATAAGAGGATGAATATTTCGTTTGAGTGACATATAGCCATTTAAAATATATGTTAAATGTAAAATGTCAAGAATTAAGAAGCAGTAAAAGTAAGGGTTCTATTGCCTGGTCCAGTATATTCTTCTACAGTAGTATTATGATCCACTCCTCCAATACATAATGTACCTGAATAAACTCCAAGAGTATTATTCATTTCTCCTCTTGCAGTGTTCATACCATTTGGATTAGCTGACCAACAAGTTCCATCCCATAATTCTGTTGCAGAAATTTTAGTTGGGGGACCTCCTCCATAAGCTATACATTGAGTTTGAGTTCCAGAACCCGCAGCAGCATTTCGAGCTGTGTTTAAAGGATTTACTGTTGTCCAGGCTCCTCCCGAATAAGTTTCGGTAGCTCCGGTAGGTCCTGGAGGTCCTAAAACTCCTCCAAAAACTATAGCTTGACCTTGAGTTCCAGCTCCCGCAGCATTGTATCTAGATGTATTTAAATCGTTAGGGCTATTACTCCAACAAGTTCCATCCCATAACTCTACGTAGTTAGTAGGTCCTGGTCCAGCTCCATCAAATCTTGATGCTAGTAAACCTGCAGTTTGAATTCCTAATGCAACTCCTGCATATCCATATTGAGTCATTGGGTTTACACTTGTCCATGCAGTTCCGCTCCATGAACTAGTAGAATTTGCACCCACGGGACCACCATCTCCAGCAGCAATTGCTCCTGAATAAAGTCCAAAGCCACTGGCGTAGTCAGCATCTTGTGAAACATCTGGTTTTGCCGTCCACGAAGTTCCATCATAATATTCGGTTTTTCTATAAGCTGCTGGTTGTGATGATCCAAAAGCTAAAGCGGAGGTACTTATTCCAGCTGCACCTCCAGATTGATACGCATTACTAGTACTTGGAACTGTAGCCCAAGTCCCTGCAGGACTGTATCCATATCCTTTGAGTTTACTAGTTGTGGTATTATACCAAACTTCTCCTACAAGTGGATTACTAGGATCCGCAGATACTATTGGTATATTGTTTCCGTGTATGTCTATATAAGTTGCCATAATTTTTTAAGTTACTGTTATTGTTTGTGTTCCCTCGTAAGCTCCTGTCCATTCTGCTGTTGGGTTAAGTGTTGTAGGAGGAACTCCTTCTGTATCTCCACCAAAAACCATACCTTGACTGTATCCTCCAAATCCAGAAACATAAGTTCTAGCAAACGGAACAGCTGTTTGAGTAGTCCAACCTGTTCCATCGTAGGTTTCTGTAGAATTAGAAAAACTTCCAGGGGTTCCAGTATGTCCACATGCTTTTAAAGTGTCTGCTACCGCTGTTCCTGTAACTAAATGTCCTCTAACCGCTGCGCTACAAGAAGGCGTGCTTGTCCATGAACTACCATTGTATTCTTCTGAAGCATTGGTCGGACTGAATGGAGGTCCTGCTCCTGCATTTCCAGCCGCAACTATTCCAGAACTTACTCCTGTACCTGATCCCCATCTAGTACCCCCACTAGAATATCTAGCTGTGTTCAATGTATGACCGGTGCTTGTAAAAGCTGTTCCATTCCAGGTATTAGTATAACCAGCGGTTGGTGTTGTGTTTGCTGCAGAGCCAAAAATTCCATCGGAATTAGTTGGTCCCCATGAAAATAAATCTGAGTAAGGAGGTCCGTTAGGATTTGTAGCTGGATTTGATGTCCACGATGAACCATCATAATTGAAACTAACATTACCAAAACTTCCACCAGTCATAAAAGCAGCCGTTTGAGTTCCAATCATTTGACCTTGCTGACCAGCGCTTGGTAAAGTGCCTCCTGCTGTCCAACTTGAACCATCATAATGATAAGTTCCGTCAATAGAAGGACTATAACCACCAGCAGATAAACCTGCAGTTAATGTTCCGGTTCCAGCAGCATAAGATAAATAACGACCTGGTCCACCTTGAGGATGAGGTCCTCCAGTAGCCCAACTATTAGATGTAATTACACTTCTAACTTTAGCTGTATCTGTGGTAGAGTTATACCACACCTGTCCTTCAGTCACGGGACTAGGATCAGATGAAAGGTATTTTACCTTTTGTCCATGTATTTCGTAATATGTTGCCACTTATATTTACTCCGTTAATGTTATAGCTTCTGCTCTGCTTACATGTGCGGGATGACCTTCTTGTTTTCTTGGGTCATCAGCTGGTAATGCATCGTATTCAGCTTGTAGTCTAGCTGTTTCTGCATCAACAAGAGCTTGTGCTTCTGCTAATGTTTTTCTTTCGCCAGCTACTCCACTAATCCATCTATTAGCATCTTGATTGTTAGCAGGAACTTTCCATAAATTAACTCCAAAAGATTCAAAAGTAATTTTTTCTGCATCTTTGTGAGTAATAAATCCTTTTCCCCAATTTTCTGCTACACAGTATTGATAATTTGCCATATTTCCTCCTTAACTTGTAGTTATTGTTTTATTAATAAAACCCGGTCCTGTCCACTCTTCAGTGGCATTGGTAGCTCCTGTAGGGGTAGCTGGATTTCCACCTCCTATCATTAAACTTGTAGCTCCATCCATCGTACCTGCACCATGAAGATTTCCTCTTCCTTCGTTCAAATTTCCACCAGTAGTCCAACCTGATCCATCCCACATATTAGTAACGGCTTTACCTACAGGACTAGGACCACCTCCAAAAGAAATAGCGTTAGGAACTGTTCCGCCCCCACCACCATAGTTGTGTTCACCTGGACAGGCTGTGCCGTCTGACCATGTTGAACCGTCATAAAGTTTAAAAGCTGTTTCACTATTTACATTTGCTTGTAGCCAAGCACCAGAAGGAGTTCCTCCTCCACTAGTTCCTTGAGCCCAACTTGGAATTGCTGCTCCTGCAGTCCAAGACGTACCATCCCAATCGCTACCAGTAGCTTGTGCTGGTGGAGGTTCTCCGCCTCCAGCTAATGCTGCTGTCTGTGCTGTAGGTCCTCCTGCAGACCCATGTCCAGTTCTATTTAAATTCATGGCTGGTTGTGCAGTCCAAGAAGTTCCGTCATAAAATTTATTTTCATAAGCTGGACCACCACCTATTGAAAAACCAGCAGTTTGAGTTCCTTCAGATTGTAAACCTTGAACAGAAGTTGGAAAAGCTGTAGATGATGTATAATTAGTTCCGTCATAATGAACAGCAGTAGTTAAAACAGAAGGCGGATTGTATCCACCATAAATTACGGATGCAGTTTGAGTTCCAAAACCACCACTATCTCTTGCAGTGTAAGGCATAACATTTCCTGTTGCCCAAGTTCCTGAAGAATATGTTCTTAGCTTAAAAGCGTTTCCAGAAGTATCATACCAAATTTGACCTTCAATAGTACCCGCCGTTCCCGCTATGGTTTCAACGGATGCACCTTGAATCTCTCTATATTCAGACATTATTTATTCTGCAACAACCATCCTTGAGTGTCGTCTACAAATACTAACGTGTTCGCTGCTCTTTCTGTAGACACAGTCAAATCTGATGCTGCCCCCTGTATATTTTTACCATTTCTGGCAATAGTTAAATTATTAGTATCAAAGGTTCCAGCATAATCTATGAAAGAAACAAAGTCTCCTATAGTTGGGGAGGCTGGGAGAGTTAAACTAAAAGCTCCTCCAGTTGTGTTACAAAAATATCCATAACCTGCTACTGCTGGTCCTGGATCTGCTGCAATTACTGCTTGCCATGAAGCTCCTCCAGTTACTTCCGCCCAAGATAAAGTTCCTGAACCGTTGTTTGAAAGAACTTGTCCTGATGCTGTTGCTTGTGCACCTGGCCATGTAATATCATAAGATGTTGTAGTACCGGCTGCTTTTAATCCAATATATTGTCCACCTGTTGTATCTGAAAGTCTTAACGATTTTGCTGAACCAATTACTAATCCGTTTGTAGAATCCCAAGTAAGATTTGAATCTGCACCGAAAGCTCCTGAATTATTGTATTGAACTTCTGTATTTGAACCTGCAGGATCAGTAGATAAAGCTACTTCTTCAATATTAGGATTAGTTCCATCATCTGCTTTTGCAGAAATAATTTTCCAACCTTTGTCAGTTGTTGCCCAAGTAACACTTGTACCCGAACCGCTTTCATATTGAAATTCAACTGTATAAGATCCAGTAGTTCCATTTTGTACAAAGTAAAAAGTTTGAGCATCTAATGGTAACGATACTGTAATATTTCCTGTAATTGTTCCTGATAATTTAATAACTCTATGTGCTAGGGTAGCACCGGTAGATCCATCTGAAACTGGTAAAGGTGTATCACCTGTTCCATTAACTGTTTGTGATACGTAACCACCTGATATTTGTTCTATGATGTCCCAATTTGTATTTGTTTTATCTCCCCAAAGACCGGCTTGTTCGCCAGTCACCATTTTTTCAATTCCTAAAGATGTATAACTTGATGGCATATTTTTTCTCCTGTTTATGCAATTGTATTAACTATAATTCAGTGGACTTCTAGTGTCAACTGTACTTCTAGTGTCAATTTTATTCTATATTTTTTCTCCTGTTTAGGCTGCTATCTGTGTCCACGTAACTGTAGTGCCTGTATCTACTTTTGCCCATGCCAAACCATTTGCTGTGCCAATACCTGTATTTATGGCAATTCCATCAGGTTTGATAACCGCTGTTTGTTTAGTAGTCACATTACCCAAAGATGACGTAATAACCTGACCTACAATTTCTACTTTTGAAACTGCATCTACAGAGCCTAAACCTGTAGAAATACCAAATCCAGTTGGTCTAATAGTTATATCAGTAAATGCTCTAAATGTACTGCCAAAACCTGAGGATATATTTATACCTGTAGGTTTAACATCTACTCCTCCAATTGTCGTAGCTGGATTAATAGCAGATGTAATCTGTACACCTGTTAAACTAACAATGTCATAATCGGTTACTATTGTGCTTCCTACACTTACCGTAATTTCAGGATCATGAACGTGAACATAAGTTCCATCACATTCTAAATCTACTAATCCATAACCTGAAGTTATAGTTACAGCTGTAGGTTTAACAATAGCGTCTGCTTTAGGAACTGTGGTACCTAAACCTATATTAATCTGTTGTCCTACAAGAGCTGCTGAATAAGCATCTCCCCATGCTAAGTTACCCCAAGTTTTTCTACCCCAACCTACTTCTATATCATCTTCTACAACTGTAGTTCCAACTGAAAAAGAAGTGGATACTCCTGTAAGAGCAACTTGAACACTTGCACCGGAATCTCCCCAATCTTCAGATCCCCAAGTTTTTCTACCCCAACCAGTTTCATTGAACGCTTGAACTGTTCCTAGAGCTGGAGTAATAGCTTGACCAGTTACAGATGCAATATTATCTTGTTGATCTCCCCAATTACCTTCTCCCCAATTTAAAATACCCCAAGTGTTACTATCAACAGTGTTTGCTTGGCCTCCCATACCTGAGTGTACGGAACAATAGTAATATAAAGTGGGTGCAGAAGTAGCAACTGATATTTGAACATATCCTGTTCCTGAAGTAACACCAGTTGTATATTCCGTTCCTCCTGAGTGTGTACCATCAGAAGTTGTAGAAAATTTAAAAGGATGACTACCAACTGAACTATCAGAAGTATCAAACTTATAGACCGCTCCTTCAGCTAAATTTATTGTTGGCTGTTGAACACCATCAATGTAATACTTACCGCCTGCTACGGTGACTGTAAATGTTCTAATTACCGCCATGGCGAAGTACTCCTTAAGCTAATCTGATTATTGCCAAAGTGTCAGTAAAGTTTGGAAATTGTATTGTAAAAGTTCCTGATGTTGATGTTTTATTTGAAACAAAATCTAATACTGCAACAGATTTATTAGCTTCTGATGTATTATAAATTAATGCACCCATTGCTGTAATCGTTGCTGTTAAATAAGATAAGTCTGCAAAATCTACGATAGCAGTTGTTCCTGATAATTTATGAGTTTGTCCTGTTAATACTTTACCACCTGATGAGTAATCACCAGTTGAGTCAGTAACTTGTCCTGCGGTTGTAAATGAAGCAAGTGAAGGTCCTATAACTGATGAATCAGTGTATAGAGCAAGTTTAAATTTATCTCCTCCAGTTGCATCGAAGTTGTGCTTAGCTTCTAATAATTGATTTTTAAAAGAACTAGTTATTGCACTTGTTGTTATTGCCATAATTTTCTCCTGTTTTAATTATGGTGACGGTGAATCTATTTTGATTCGAATCGCACCATTGAAATAATCGTCTCTTCGTCTTCTTCCAATTTGCTCGACAGCATATTTGGATATTGCATTTGTATACTGTTTTTCATAATATTGCAACATGTCCATAGGACCTTTTAAATAACCAAAAGCTTCTATTAAACAAGCATATAATAAACCATTAGGAAATCTTTGACTTAAGTAAGTTTGAGTATTACCTGAAGATAATCCATCTGGTTTAGATACATAACTAGCTTGAATAACATAAGCATCATTAGGAATAGGAGCAAACATAAGTGTATCGTCATCATAATTAGCATAAAATTTAGGAACTCCAGTAGCTCCTGATGGGTTAAATTCATCAATAAAAGTTGTGTCTCTTTTTTCTAAATAAATTCTATCAGATCCACTTGTAATTTGAAGGGCTCTAATTACCAACGCACCTGTAGGAAAATTTAAATATTTTTGAGAAGTAACCATGTTTGAAGTGGCGTATCTTCTATCTGCATCTGTATTAACGTCTCTTAAAATTCTTTCTTCAGCATCTAATATAAAACCATCCACAATAGTAGATGTAAAAACTGAGCTATCTACTTCTGTGTAATCTCTAATTTTAGTAACTAATTCTGAATAATTTATTCCTGCCATTATACTACTACCTTCACTTTTCCTATTGAACTAAAAATATTTAATATTTTACCTTGTTTTAAGGGAAAATTTCCAAAAACTATTTTACCTTCACTATTATAACCGTGATCAACTGAAAACAAACTTTCTCCAATATTACCTTGTAATATACCTACTCTAACTGTCATATTACCAATATTATGTTGTACTCTAGTGTTTCTTAAAGCTTGAGGATCTCCCCCATAAACTTTTGGATCTAATTGAGGAGATTTAGGTTCATATTCAGATACATGAACTAATGCACCATTCCACTCTTTAACCATTTCAAGGTATGGAAAAGCTTGTCCAGATCTATCTGAAATTGATAACGCGTATTTTCCTTTTGCAAAAACTCTAGCCATTTTATGTTACCGTTGGATAATATTGAGCTGGAGTAATAAATGTACTTGATCTTGAACCATCTTCATCAAGAGCACGTTTTACTTCATCCTCATAATATAGTTTTAATTGTTGTGTTCTTTCAGGAGCATATTTTTGAGATAGATAAAATGCTAATCCTGAAATCATACATGGAATCCATCTAAAAGGAACATCAGCAGTATTAGTATATGCTCCTGCATCTTGAATTCTTTGTAATGAATAGTATTTTAAATGAGTATAGTTTTGAGCATCAGGAGTAATG